GATTCCCTAAAGTCTGCTGCAACACTTGTCGCGGATGGCGCTTCCGATTTATCACAGGACACGATATCACGATTAAATGCCTTCGTTGTAAGACTAGGCTATACCGAGTGCCAAGTCCTGTGGTGGATTGTGCTAGTGCCGCGTGTCGGAGGGCAAGAAGCTTGCGAAAGTATTCAATTCTTGTACCGACTGGTTGCTACAGGGACTATATTAGTTCTTTCTATGCTGCTCTTGGTTTTAATGTCAAAATTGAATTTCACTTCGACATTAGCCAGGCTGGTTTTTGTAGTATGGTGTTTGACTGTGACTCTTTTGTCGTGGTTCCTGCACCTCTCAAAAAGATTCTAAACTTGGGATGGGCGCACCGTAAATATCATCGTAGTAGTGATAAGGTCCGGTTGGAGCTATTAAGGGGAAAGTGTTTGTCGCTTCTTGCTGAATCAGCAGGCGTACCGATACTTCAATCCTTGGCTCTAGCCGGTCTTCGACTCACTTTTGGTTCTCATTGGAGAATAGATGATTGGTGGGCCCGTAACAAGATGAAGAATAGTAGCTTGGTACCAAAAATGATCTTATCAAATTCTCGTGATGTTATGGAGCGTGCTTACTCATTTACTTGGGAAGAGCAGTTCCAGCTTGAGCGTTATTTTGACTCGTTAGTTGTGCTTGGGCCGGTGTCACATCCAGTGATATTGGCCCATTGTAACAACGACCAGTTACATTACGCTCTACATTACGTCCGACCAGATGAAGGAGATCGACCATGCATGTCATTACCCCAGTGTAATTTTGTGATACCATCCGAAATTATGCCTTTGAAGAAAGTTAAGAAAAAGCTCGTTAGGAAGTCAGCCTCTGCTTCCAAACGAAGTACCCCTAAGAGAGCAGTCAGGCGAGTTAAGAAGCGATCAGCCTTTGCACAGGTCGGTCGCCAAATAGGAAATTTTATAGCACCTGGAATTGGTGGTGTTGTTGGGCACTATGCTGGCGCAGCAATGAATAGGGTTATGAATTATGTCACCGGTTCCGGTGATTATCTCATGACTAATTCGTTGATGGGTCGGTCTGCCCCGAGTTTTGGATTGAATGAGATTCGGTTGTGTGTTCGTGAACCATTAGGTGATATTTTTGGTTCAGTTGACTTTGTCAACCGCACCTACCGGATCAACCCTGGAGATATTCGTACATTTCCCTGGGGATCGTCAATTGCCAACAACTACGAAGAGTACGAAATA